GGTGGATATGTACACCGGGTGGAGAGCGGCAAAGAAGCTGCGCGGTGAACGCTTCAACTCCAAGGGCATGGGCGGCACGATCGAGAAGACGGTGCTGTACATGCTGGCGGTGCTAATATGCCGTGGCGTAGATGTGTCATTCGGAATGGATGGGAACATAGGCACAACATACGTGGTCGCTGGTCTGATAACAGGTCGTGAACTACTGAGCAACCTTGAGAACATCGGCAAGGTGACCGGACTTGATCTTGCGACGAAAGTACGGGAGGCGTTCGGACACCTGTTCACCTCAAAGCCAAAAGATGACAATCAATAGGGAACATGCGGAGCATCACCCATTGCATAGTTCATTGCACGGCAACGCCCCAAGGCGCAACGGTCGCAAGCATCCAAAGGTATTGGAGGGAGGTAATGAAGTGGCGGTCAAGCGGCTATCACGTGATCGTGACGCCATCCGGTGCCGCTGTGAGACTTGCACCCGACGAGGCAATTTGTAACGGCGTGGCAGGCCATAACAGGACAAGCCTGCACGTTAGCTATATCGGTGGGGTGGATGCCAAAGGTAAGCCGCTGGACAACCGTACACCGGAGCAAAAGGCCACGTTGAGACTGGTGCTGAAGGCATGGATGGAAAAGTACCCGACCGCCAAGATATGCGGACATCGGGACTTTGACGGGGTGAAAAAGGCTTGTCCGAGCTTCCACGCCAAGGATGAGTATCGCGACCTGTAACGCAATTACCGAACCTCCACCATTGTGGAGGCTCGGAAAGATGCGCGACCCTTATTTCCGCCTTTGCTGACCATCGGAGGAACTCCGCGATGCTTGATGGTGTGCGGAAGGTCAACGTAGTCGATGAACACGTCCTTTGTTCCGTTCCCGATGGTGTAGGCATCGGATGTTGCAACTGCTGGCGTGTTGCCATACTTGAACTTCATCCCTGCTTTGATTTCGGTGGCTTGCGTTTTCATGGTGTGTTGTTGTTTGTTGATGGGTCAAATATATGTCAAAGAATTGAACCCGCAATACCCCGACCCAACTTTGTGACAAACGGTTAACCGGAACGGATCGCAATGCAAATGCATTGCAACTGTATGCAAATGCAATGCACGATGTTTTGATGCGATCGCATTTGCGACGATTGCGCCCCCTTTGCGATCCGCGCCCGGCCCCATAGGTTGTTGTGTGTCAAGCATTTAGGCAAATAGTGCCGATGTATGCAATTGCATTGCAAATGCCTATATGTATTATAGTAGTATTATAGTAGTAGATTACTATCATTAAGAGTAAATTACTATACTACCAAAAACGCGCAAACGATTTTTGAGCGAAGCGCTATCTTTGGCGCAATGTCTCGCCCCGCTTCCCGACGAACAGCGCGCTCAGGGCGATGCCAGCAAGCCCGCTGGCACGACGGCAGGCGGTAGGACGTAGCCGATAGGGGCGGGCCTTTACGGGTCCGCCCCTTGGCTTTGTGATGAACAGTTAGGGGGTGGCCTTGTGGGTATCGGTCCAGTGCATTAGTTTTGCCGCAAACACTAACACGAACACAATGACACACGAACAACTGACCGAAGTGCTGCGGCTGCATAAGATGTGGCTGAACGTCGAGACTTGCGGCGTCCGAGCGAACCTGATAGGCGCGAACCTGAGCGGCGCGAACCTGAACAGTGCGAACCTGAGGGGCGCGGACCTGAGCGGCGCGAACCTGAGCGGCGCGGACCTGAGGGGCGCGAACCTGAGCGGCGCGAACCTGAGCAGTGCGGACCTGAGCGGCGCGAACCTGAGCAGTGCGAACCTGATAGGCGCGGACCTGATAGGCGCGAACCTGAGCGGCGCGGACCTGAGCGGCGCGAACCTGAGCAGTGCGGACCTGAGGGGCGCGGACCTGAGCGGCGCGAACCTGAACAGTGCGAACCTGAGGGGCGCGGACCTGAGCGGCGCGGACCTGAGCGGCGCGGTACACGCATGGTCACAGGTGGCGTTTATGGGTCACGGAGCATGTGGCCGAATGCTTACTGCGGTGGTATTCAAAGATGGCGGTGAGGCCGTGTATCAGTGTGGATGTTTTTCGGGCAGTGCTGACAAATTGCGCGAGTACATCGAGAAAGGTGAAGAGCGGCTAAAAGCAAGCAGAACGCGGGCTTTTGAGGTGGCTACTGAACTGCTGAACATTCCGAAGGCATAACACGAACACAATGAGCGACCAAATGAAACCCGGCCATCTACACACGGCCACCGTTGACGGCAAAGAGGCTATCGTTTACCTGTCACTTCGCTGCGAAGGCAAGGACGCCGGACGCCGTGACCATTGCTATCGGTATGGGCCACCGTCCCACGACATCATCCCGAAAGATGCGGAGGTGATTATCTTGGCGCTCGTTGAACGCAACAAAGCACCACGGCCATGAAGTCTGAGGTGGACTTTTGGCGAGGTGAGGCGATGCGTAACGTTGCACGATACGCCGAGGAACATGAGCGCCGGAAGGCAGACCGCATCCGTTACCGCAGTGCTATCTTGGCGCTGTTAAGGTGGGCCAAGGCACAAGGCAAATACACCGAAGCACTAAACGCACTGAAAGGACATGAGTGACGAACTTCACAAGTACCCCGGCAACTTGAAGCATCACAAGGTGGACAAGGAAGGGCAGCGCAAGTTGCTTTGCGAGATGATGGAGGACGATGATAATAGCGGTCTGTATGACATGGCGAAACGACCCCCGCTGTTGAGCGATGACGCCTTGGTCGAACTCACATACGTAAAAGAAGATGGCAGGCGACCATCGGAGCAGGTGCGCGACATCTACGAAGAAGCACGCGCCAAGGATGCGGAGTTGATACAGCGGCTGGTGGATGGGCTTCAGCAGATAGCAGACGAAGGGCATTGGACACCAGATATGGACGAGCTACTGAATGTTTCCGCCGCCGCAGGCTTCAAACCAACACAAGCCGAATGAGTAACCAATTCCGCCGCCTATTTGTTGACATCGAGACATCCCCCAACGTGGGGTACTTTTGGCAACCGGGCTATGCCGTAAACCTGCCGTATCAGTCAATCAAAAAGGAACGCGGCATCATTACCATTTGCTACAAGTGGCAGGATTGCAAAGAGCCGGAGGCGTTGACGTGGGATAAGGGCGACGACAAAGCGATGCTGACCAAGTGGGCGAAGATTGCGTGCGGTGCGGATGAGATAGTAGCCCACAACGGTGATAAGTTCGACTTTGCGCACATACGCACACGGTGCATGGCCCATGGAATAACCCTGCCGGAAACCTACACGCAGGTGGATACGCTGAAGATTGCCCGCTATCGCTTCAAGTTCAATAGCAACCGCCTTGACTACCTTGGGAAGTTCTTAGGCGTTGGTGGCAAGATGCAAACGCCGCCAGACCTATGGGACAAGGTAATGGAGGGCAATAGGGCAGCGTTGCGTGAAATGGTTGACTATTGTAAACGAGACGTGTTGATGCTGGAAGCGGTGCATGAGCGGCTGACGCATTACAGCAAGGCGACCACGCATGTGGGTGTGGCGGCTGGATATGACCGCCTGACGTGTCCGCATTGCGGCGGAGAGAGGACGAAGGTGAATAAGACGCGCACCACGTCCGTGGGCATGATACGCCGTGAAATGGTGTGCAAGGGGTGCAGTAGGAATTGGACGGTGGCGGATGGCACCTATCGCAGCGTAATGAAGATGCGCGAAATGATGAAGCGCAAGGGCGAATGAAAGCAACGCTCAGGGGCAAGCGGTACAAGGTGCGGCGGTGCAGGATGCCTACCGATGCGCTTGGGTGGTGCGACCCGCCCGACCATCCCGGAAAGGAGATACGCATATGCCACACGCTGAAAGGGGAAAAGGAGTTAGACGTGACCATTCACGAGTTGCTACATGCCTGCTTTTGGGACATGGACGAAACGGCGATTAACGACAGCGCAACGGACATAGCCCGTGTACTTTGGCGGATGGGATACCGCAGAACGTGACTATATTTGGGACCATGAAACGAACGAACTACATCTACATCAAGGTCAAAAAGGGCAAGCACAAGTCGCAGCCTTGGACCTTTGAAATTGACATGCCGGACGCTACGCTATCGACCATTGTGCCGGAGCGGTATAGCTGCAAAAAGGCGGCGATCCGTGGTGCGCTGCGGAAGCTGGACTTGTGGAATGGCAGGACTACCGGAACATGGAACACCGTGGTCGGCAGGAAGAACTACATCGTAACAACCCAACTCGTAAGCAAATGATCCGACTACTTCACCGCCTGTTCTTTGCGGCCCTTGTGCTGCTGATTGTTACGCCGTCAGAGGCCCAACGAAAGACGTTCTATGTGGACGTGGACTTTCCCGAAATGACCCACGCCAACGGCACCAAGACCTTGGCACAAGCGGGCATCACAGGAAGCACCAAGTATCCCAACGCGTTCCGCTGGTGGACGCAGATCCTTTCACAGCCTGCCGCATCGTTCCAAGACTTCACGGTAGCGAGTGCTGTGCTGAACGAAGCGCACTACGCTGGCAACGGTGCTGGGTTCGCAGCGGGTACGCAAAGCACCAGCCGCAACAATGTAGAACGCATCCCTGGCGGCGTGTATGACGTCAACGTAGGCATCACCGTGCTACAAGGGCGGTTCATTGGTGGTGGCACGTCCATCGGCCTGAACGGTAACGCCTCCACGGAACTGCGGTACGATCATGCGCGATGGATGGACCCGCGTGCTATTCGTGCCGTTATCATTTCGGCGAATTGGGGAACGTCAACCTACCTCGAAAGTTGCTACATCAGCGATGTGCGGGTGAACGGTAACGGGCCGCACTGGAAGGACGCAGGCTATGACCAGCACGGTATCGCCTTGCAGATCATGGGTGAGACTGCGGCCATTGGTCGGGTATACGTTGAGAACTGCAACGGCCACGGCGTATGGGTGAACGGTGCAGGGCCTGGCCGCATCGAACACCTGACCACCTTTGATAACGCATTGGCGGGATTGTATGCCACGAGCGAAAAGAGCGGCGGCACGAACGGTAATTCGTTGGGCTTCCTCGAAGTGCAGCACATCAGCGGGGATAATAACGGCTGGGTGGTATTGAACCGCAACGGACCCGCCATGTCCATCGGCTACCTGAAGAACGAAGACGGCCTTAGCGCCCAACGCGGACGGCCAAAGAAAGGGCAGGTATGTATCGAGGCACACGGCTGGGTGAACATCCACGCCACGCAGATCACGCACGCCGTCAACGGTGCAAGCGGCCCCGCGTTCGTGATGAACAGCACGGCGAACAAGTCACGGTTGCGTGTTGAACAATACAGCGTAGTGGCCAATAACGCAAGCGTAGACCAAGGCAGCAGCGCATTGGTGGCCGATGTCCGCAGTAAGCAGGCATGGCGCACGTCAAACCAAAACGCACAGGACTTGACGGTGATGGACTTCACATGGACGGCAAGCGGCACGGCCTCGACCATGACGTGCAGCGAACCGCTGGTGAGCATTGCGTTCAATGGCACCACGCGCCTCGGCATTGCCACGACCTACGCCGCCTACAATTACACGTCAGCGACGCCTGTATGGGATGCAACTGGCGGCACGGTGGTAACACCTCCGCCCGTACCCGCCTGCACGTTCACATACGGCGCATGGAGCGCCTGCACGAATGGGCAGCAGACGCGATTTGCTACGGCTACGCCCACGGGTTGCACGGGTACACCGCCTGCGGATAGCCTTTCACGCGCCTGCACGGTAACGCCACCGCCTACGGTCAATAGCGAGATCAACCCGGCTGACGTTATCGTGGTGGTCAATACGCAAGATCCACTATCCGCACCGATGGCCGTGGCATATATGGCCGCATGGGGCATCCCCAACACGAACGTGGTGAACGTAGCATTGGGGGCGAACGATGAACTGACCACTAAGGCAACGCTTGACGCGGCACGGTCTGCCATCAACGCCAAGGGCGGGCAGTACACGGTGCTGGCCATGTCCAAACCATCGCGGTATACGGGCGGGCAAAGCATCACTTCGGCTGTTGCTTTTGGGCAACGTAGCGTGTCTAATCTGACCGCTTCGGTGCTTTATAACTACACTGGCACGAAGCCCCGCACGGATCGCGGTATAGCGCCTGCGTTCCTTTTGGTGAGCAGTAACTACATCCGGCGCGATGCACACGCCACACGGCCAACGGGTCAGAGCATTCTGCTACTGGCCAAGGACAGCCAAAGCCAAGGCAACCCACGGGGCAGCGCACGGGCTGGACAGACGGCAACGGGTGTCACCGTATGGGATAACCGCAGCCTGTCCAATGTCGGTAGTGGCAGCAATGCCTGCAACTATCTCAGCAACCTGTGCTGGGTGTCCACGCGCAAGCCGAACGCCACGCCTATTGTTGCGGCTTATCAGTCCATGTTCCAGTTGGGCGATGATGGCGGCGCTGTATGGGCCAAGGGCTTCTACGGTGACCATGTGACCAGCTTCGGAGGGTTCCTGCCTGTGGTGAGCAACGGCGTGAACGCACAGAGCCAAACGCCGCTGACGTATCACCTCGACCGTGGAGCATCCATGAGCGTTGGCAGCGTTTCAGAGCCGTGGCAAGGTGCCAACGGTAGCCTCGTTCAGCAGTTCGTGGACGTGCGGATCTTCCACCCGCTGTTCATCGGTGGCCGTCCCGTTGGTGTAGCTGCGTGGGCTGCGGTGCAAAGCCCCGACCGGATGCTGTTCGCTGGGGATCCACTAACTGCGCCCATGCGATGAGCACGAAAAGAGAGCCGCTGAAAGAGCAGGACATACTGGATGTATGTGAGCGATACGCGGACAACTACCCTATCGAGGGTCGCATTACAGTCAACTCACGGTCAATGCGACTTGCTGTTGAGCCGTTGGTCGAAGCCGCCCGCGCCAAGGATGCGGAGTTGATACAGCAGTTGTTCGACTGCCTTCACGCAGTTGCAAACCTTGCCGATGTCGATGCCGACGAACGTTCTACGGTAGCGCGGCCCGGACTTGAGGCTGCATACGCCGCAGGCTTCAAACCTTCCGAGCAATGAAACCCCTCCACATCCTCGCCATTGCCGCGCTGCTGGTGGCCTGTTCGCCGGAGCGCCGCCTGCAAAAGCTGTTGCGCGACAATCCCGAACTGAGCCGCGTGGATACCATCACGGTGACCGATACCGTATTCGTTCCCGGTGATACCCTGTGGCGGTCTGTGCTGCTGCGGGATACGGTCACCATCGAGAACGAGCGGCAGGTGGTCAAGGTGCAACGCATCCGCACGGGTTCGCCATGTGATACCGCAGCCATTGCGCTGGACATTGAAGCCCGTGTAAAGCCGGACACCGTTTACAGCACCGTGACCGTAGAGGTGCCGCGTGTGGTGCCTTGCCCGCCCGATGCGAAGGTCCACAAGTGGTGGCGCACCGCTGCCCTTGTGCTTGGCGTGTTCAGCTTGGCGCTGTTCCTGCTTTACCGTTACCCACCTAATCGTTCACGCGAATGAGCTTCCTGCGCTACGTCTTGAACCGCGCTGGCCTGCTGGCCTACATCGCCGAGGCCGTGGTAGTGCTTATCTTTGCCCTGTTCGTTTAGTTGTTCCGTGTGTCAGTTGTTCGGCAGGGCCATCCTTCGGGGTGGCCTTGTCCGTTCCTAACCATTCGTCACATTTTTCCGTTGGGGTATTGCAGGTTCGGAAATTATCCCAATCTTTGACCCATCAACGAACAACAACACGCCATGAACACCTACACCAGCACCAGCAGCGAAACCACCACCGCTACCCGCAACAGCAAGAACGCAGGTTTTACCTTCGCCGTATGGATGGCAAACACCGAAGCCAACGCCGCCCGCAACTGGTGGCTGGCCGGGCCGCGAGACATGAGCCTGCGCTGTACAAATTGGTTCAGCAGCATGAAAAGCGCGGAAAGCATCGCGAACAAGTACCGCAAGGATGGCTTCAGGGTTGAAATTCGCCCCGCCATTCAAACCACCGCCACCCCATGACCCCATACCAAATCGCCAAGGCCACCGGAGCGAACATCTAACACCTAAACACCCAACACACCATGAGCCACCGCCCCGCAGTACAGACAACCGCACTACCCACCGTGCCGCCCGCAAACTTCAACGAATGGGCTGAACACATCTATTCGTCCCTCCGCGAAGGATACCCAGACAAGTGGTGCAGCGCCACCGTTGACCGGGAAGATAACTCCGTAGTATTCTACGACCAGGAAGGCGACGAAGTGCGCAGCGCAAGCCTTGACGCTATCATGGGGGACACCCGCGTAGAGGTGTTTGCAAAGGACGGCAACGGACCTGCCGACTATTCGAGCGAATGGGTGAAGTGGTACAACCTTTCGACGGATATGTTCCGCGAGACGTGCGAAAATGCCGTGAAGGAATGGGCGAAGCACAAGAACCTTGACGTGGACAGCGTGGAGTTCTGCTGAACCTAACGGTTACGCTACCGCGTTACTAACGTCTCATCACAAACATTTGCACACGTCAGAACGAACCGCCATCTTTGGCCCATCAACGAACAACAACAACACGAACATGAGCAACACGAACGACAACTTTGGCCCGCTGTGGGCAAACTTCCGCGAACAGGTGGCACAGGCCCGAACCAAGCGGGAAGCAGTCTACACCTTCGACGAAGGTCCGTCAACGCAGCAGTTCGGCGGCAGGGTCAGCCTTGCTGGAGACATTGACACACATCATGGTCGGCCATACATTACACTGAGTGTAGGGCGTGGATCTTGGGGAGGCCCTATGACTTGCCGAAAGTCCGACCTTATCGCCATCGCCGCGCAATGTATGGCCGTGGCGGAAGAGATGGAAAAGGCCGAACCTACGCCTGTCCATTTCGACGCAATGGCCCACGGGCATCTGATCACCGAACGCGCACCCTCTGACGACGAACAGCCATGAGTGACGCACGATACCAAGTTCCGCACATCCACGCGGATAGCAGCTACTTGGAGTACCAAGAGGCGATGTATTGGGCCGAACGGGAGCGCATGGAACGCAAGCCGCACCGCCGATTGTGGCGTAAATTGCAGGCATTCGCGGACTGGTTTGATAACCGCTTCGGATGGTTCTTTTGCCCGCGCCGATACCCCAACTAAGTAACCCCGCCCGAAAGGGCATAACACCCAAAACAAGATGAGTGATTTGATGATGAGCAACGAGAGCAGTAACAGAGAGTTCGACGTACACCCGGAAGGCACATTCGTAGCCGTCTGCCGTGACATCTACGTGGAGCGGAAGCCGAACCCTAAGTACCCCGGCATCAATATGTACGGGAAGCCTGAGCCGGAAATTAGCGTTCGGGTGGTCATGGAGTTCCTGACCGATGAGGCCATTGAGATCAACGGCGAGTTGTTGCCCCGTTTCCTGCGCACCAAGTTCAACCAGTCGTGGAACGAAAAGAGCGGTCTTCGCAAGTTCGTGACGCTGTGGAACCCCAAGGTCGGAAAGGCGGACAAGGCCGATCTTGATACGCTGGTGGGCCTTGGCGGATACCTGACGGTGACGCATACCAAAAGCACGGACGGGAAGGTGTACGCCAATATCACGGGCATTGCGCCGCCTCCCAAGGGTGCGACCATTCCGCTCATCCCTGCGGACTTCGTGCGTAACAATGGCAAGGCCGCGAACGCACAGGCAGCACCCGCGAAGGTGGCACCTGTTGCACCCGCACAGGTTCAAGATAGCGAAGGCGACCCGCTCCCCTTCTGATGCACCTAAGTGATACGGCCACGGATGCGGAGGTGTGGAGCCTCATTTACCGCCTGCAAGGGGCAGACGGTCAACGCATATCATCCCGCACCGTGGCCGCTATTCACCGCATCATAGATCAAGCACAGCCGACGGACTTCCCGGACCTTGAAAGTCAGACAAGGCAGGCGGCATGGATACGGCAAAGGGCAGAACGCGATGAGTGAACACTTTGGACATTGGGACGGCAGGCGGCTGCGGGCTGAAACCTTCGCGGCGGATGTCAAGTCCTACCCCACCGGAACACCGTTACGCTTGTCCGTTGGGCCTGTGGTAAACCGCAAGTCAACGCCACAGAACCGATACCTTCATTTGCTGTTCCGCATCGCCGCCAAGGAACTAAGCGCCTTGGGTACGCAGTGGACACCTGAGGAGGTCAAAAGCTATTGCAAGGGGGCGAAGCTGTACCCGATGGAAGATAGGACGTTGCCAGGTGGCGAGTTGGTACAGGTGGCGAAGGACACGGCACCGATGGATAAGGAAGACACGGCTGCAACCATTGACAGGATACACGCGCACTTTGCGGAGTTGGGAATTATTTTGCCTCTGCCGGGCGAGCAGTTGGAATTGTGAAAATGATGCCGTAACATTGCGGCCTCAACATAGCGCCATAGTCCAAGGGTAGGACGTGGCATCGGTGACCACGCAAATATAAGTGCTGGGTTTATGAACTCCGGTGCCAAGGTGCGGGTTCGACCCCCGCTGGCGTTACAAACACTAACACGAACAATGGAGTACGAACAGTTCTTAGAAGCGAAGCGGCACAGGCCAGCGAATTACGGCATAGAGCCGTCATGGATGCCGGATGGCCTATTCGACTATCAACGCTATGTCACCGAATACGCTATCCGCAAAGGTCGGTGCGCGGTGTTCCTTGATACCGGATTGGGTAAGACCATTATCGAGATCACCACGGCGGTGAACTACCGCGCCCACACTGGCAAGCCTACATTGATCTTGACCCCGTTGGCGGTAGCGTTTCAGTTTATCAAAGAGGCGCAGAAGTTCGGGGTAACGGACATCCAATACAGCAAGGACGGCAAGCACGATGCCGGGATAGTGGTATGCAATTACGAACGACTTGACAAGTTCAGCGCTGATGACTTTGGGTGCGTTATCCTTGACGAGAGCAGCATCCTAAAGAACTTTGACGGGGCTATCAAATCGCACGTCACGCAGTTCATGCGCAAGGTGCCATATCGTTACCTGTTCACGGCTACGCCAAGCCCGAACGACTTTATCGAGCTGGGTACAAGTTCTGAGGCGTTGGGGTACATGGGATATATGGACATGCTGGGCAAGTTCTTTGCGAACAATGAAAACAACATCCGCCCTCAGGACATCGGCACGAAGTTCTATCTAAAGCCGCACGCCGTGGATGCGTTCTTTGAGTGGGTTAGCGGTTGGTCCATTTCGATGCGCAAGCCATCGGACCACGGTTTCAGCGACGAGCGCCACAAGCTACCCGAAAAACTGGTGAACCTTCACGCTGTGCGCAATGAAGATAACTGGATCATTGACGGTCAGATGCTGATGTTCAACATCGTGGCAAAGACCATGAGCGAGGTGCGGCAAGAGCAGAAGATGACGCAGCAAAAGCGATGTGAGCGGGCCTTTGAGTTGACCGCTGGCCACGATTGTAGCGTCTACTGGTGCAACTTCAACGGCGAAGGCGACCTGCTGGAAGAGATGGACAAGGACGCGCGGCAGATTAGCGGTTCGATGGACATTGACGAAAAGGAGGAACTACTGTTAGCCTTTGCAAGTGGACAGATTAAGCGACTGATCACAAAGCCGAAGATTACCGCGTTCGGCCTGAACTGGCAGCACTGCGCCCACACGGTCTACTTCCCGACCTTTAGCTATGAGCAGTACTACCAAGCAATCCGCCGCTTTTGGAGGTTTGGGCAAACGCGCCCGGTGACGGTGGACATCGTGCATAGCGATGGACAAAAGCGAGTTATCGAAGGGCTTACCAGTAAGTCCGCCAAGATGGATGAACTCTTTTCACGTCTTAACTCCAAGCTGAACGAATACCACGCGGACAACCGACCCCGCTTTGATGTGCCGGTAACCCTTCCTTCATTCCTTCAACACGCCTGAACATGGTAAAGCAACAACACGTAACAGAGGACTTTGCGTTGTACAATTCGGATTGCATGTACGTGCTGCCGACATTGCCGGACAAGTCTATCGACCTGAGCGTTTACAGCCCGCCGTTCTGTGGTCTGTACAATTACAGCAGTTCGGAGAATGACTTTAGCAACTGCGACACTTACGAGAAGTTCAGCGAGCAATATGAGTTCCTGGTGAAAGAAATTGCGCGGGTCACCAAGCCCGGACGCATTACGGCTGTGCATTGTCAGGACATTTGCGAGAACGTCACGGAAAACTTCCTGTATGACTTGCCGCACGCCATCATTGAGGCACACCTTCGCAACGGTTTCAAGTATTGCAACCGCATCACCATTTGGAAGGAACCGCTAAAGGTCCGCATCCGCACAATGGTTCGTTCACTGATGCACAAGTTGATAGTAGAGGACAGCACGCAGAACTTTACCGCCATGCCGGACTATGTGCTGATCTTCAAGCGTGTAGGAAAGAACGAAGTGCCTGTTACCCATCCTAACGGCCTGACGCGCTACGCTGGTGACATGCCTTTGCTTCCCGCAATGGAAAAGCGGTACGGGCCTTGGGAGCATATCGTGGCCAAGTACAAGGACTGGAAAGACCAGCGCACGAACAAGCGTTCGCACATCATTTGGCAGCGGTATGCTTCGAGCGTATGGGATGACATCCGAAATGACAACGTGCTCCAATACAAAGAGGCACGCGAAGATGACGATGAAAAGCACGTTCACCCTTTGCAGCTTGACGTTATCGACCGGATTGTTGACCTTTACAGCAACCCAGGCGAAACGGTGCTGACCCCTTTCATGGGTGTAGGGTCGGAGGTTTACAGTCCCGTCAGCATGGGGCGCAAGGCCATCGGCATCGAACTCAAGGAAAGCTACTTTAAGCAAGCTATCCGAAACTTGGCCACGGTGAAAAGCCGCTTTGAGAATGAAAAGGAGTTGACCCTTTCGTTCGATGAACAACCCGAAGAAATAGAAGAGGCATGAGCGCGAACGAACTATACGAAGGAAACATTGACGGGATGTTGCGTGTTATCCATGATGTTTCATTTGAGCGCGGCAGGCAGCTACAAAAGTTCGGCGTTCAGAATTGGGAGCCGCGCGATTGGCTGATGATACTTGCCGAAGAGGTGGGCGAGGCCAACCGCGAAGCATTGGAGGCCCGCTTTGCAAACCTGTTCCCCGAACACTACACCGAAGACGCGCAGCGGATGCAACGACTACGGGCGGAGCTTATACAAGTCGCTGCCGTAGCCGTTGCCGCTGTGGAGAGTTTGGACAGAAACGAACTGAAAGATGCAAACCCAACTATTTGAAATGACGGACGAAGAGCGGGAGGAATGGCACAGCGAACGCATGTGCCGCGAAGGGGAAAAGCAAGCAGCACGGGACTGGCGGGAATACAAAGTCCGCAAGCCCATCGAGAACGAAAAGCACCGCGCCAAGATGCTATCGGACTTTGAACAGTGGGCAAAAGGTGGCATCTTTGACCCGAATGAATGTAGCTGCTGGCTGATCGGTGGCACGGATAAGATACCCGGTCAGTATTGGCCGTAAACGAACAACGAACATGAACGCAGAGACAATAATCGAAGCCGTACTAACGGTATGGAACAGGCGATACGACCAAGCCGTAACGATGGAAGATGTGAAATCACGGACACGGGTTAACTCCGTGCAGCAATGCAGGCTGCTATCGGTGTTCTGTATTCGCAGAATGACCCGAAAGACCACCATCGACATTGGCAAAATATTCAGTCGCGATCACAGCACGGTGGTACATTCGTGCAAGGTCATTCAAGGCCGTATTGATATGGGCTTTGAGGAGGCTCAGATAGTGAGCGAGGTGGTAGGGCTGTTGGGGGACATTGAAGATACTGACGGAGTTGTGGAGAACCCAGCACAGCGCAGCCTTTTGACAATGTACAAGGCAGCGCGTAGGCGTGCCAATGAACTCGACCTTGAGTTGATAACCCTTCGCGGAAAGGTGTCTGAACAGCGGAAGGAAATGGCCGAACTTCGCAATCTGAACGACCTGCTCAACGAAAAGCTGTACGGTTCGCAATATGTGCAGCCGAAGAACTGGACCAAGGAAGAGCGGCGAAAGTTGGCGGAGTGGAGAAGCCAAGGCATTGGGGCAAAGCAATTTGGCAAATCATCTGGCATGAGAACTGATGCGCCGAAGGTCAATATATCCGGTGACAGAAACTTTGCAAGATGAAACCGCGCCCCGCGTTCAGCATGTATGCAGCGGAGTTCTTCAGTGACACAGCCGCGCTATCGCAGGCGGAGGTGGGTGCGATGGTGCGTATCATGTGCCAGTATTGGCGGCATGGCAAGATGCCGGACAACCTGGAGGCATGGGCATTGGGTGAGGTTACTGACGCGGTGCGGCAGCACCTTGAAGTTGAGCGGGAGCGATTGGACGAACTACGCGCCGAATGTGATGCGTTGAGCGATGTGCGGTCTAAGGCAGCGCGGGAACGGTGGGAAAAGCCCGAACCCATGCCGAAGGTCAACCCGTTCACGGCTGAACTGTGGCCTACCTTTATCGACTGGTGGGAGGTGTATGCAAAGAAGGTGGACCGCGCGAAATGTGAACGCAAATGGGCGGCAATGACGCAAAAGGAACGGGAGCAGGCATACCGCCACACGGAGGCCTATGTGATAGCTACGCCTGAACTGCAATACAGACGGCACCCGGCAACGTACTTGAACAACGCGAATTGGAACGATGAAGAACTCACACGACCACGAACGCAGGGAGGTGGTCAAGGCCACCGAAGCCTCACTTTCGCCGAACGTGTTGCCGCCGCCGCTGGCATTACGCCCGACCGTGGCAATGGGCCTGACGCTGGATAAAGCCACCGCGCCCACGTCCTACCCCATCCGTAGGTTGATGCGCGAACGTGGCGAAGATGTGGCCCGCCTGTGGGTGTGCGCTGTGCTGACCGAGGCGGATATGATGGTAGGCGGGAAGAACGAGCCTGCTGTGATCGGGATGTGGGCAAGGATGCTGTTGAGCCAATGGGCGCACCGCAGCATGGAGAGCGTGGTAATGGCTATCCGTGACGGCATGACGGCGAAGGTTTACGGGGCGTTGACGTATCCGCAAATATCCGAATGGATGAACGCGCATGAGGCGGCTATCATCGGCATGAGCGAGAGCGAGGCAGGGCGGCACAGGTTCACGGGTGACAATTTAGGAACGACATACTTGGATAGGTTGGAACAGAAAGGTGACGAACGGCTGTACATGAGTTTGGAGATTGACAGATTGCGGCGTAAACTTGCTACGAAACAAAACAACGACCAATGACAAAGCAGGAACTAATTGAGGCCATGGAGCAAATGTCACAGGCATGTCGAAGCTTCCAATTTGCTTACAGCCAATACGAAGGCGGCGCGCCTGAGCAAATGGATGAACTTTGGGACTTGTCTGAAAACATTGTCGCCTATTCGGAAGGCGCATGGAGAGAAAAGTTTCTTTCCAATGACTGAAGCACAACTACAACGAGCCGTTGCCAAGGTGCTGGATGCGTCCGGCCTGCTATGGCAGCACAGCCCCAATGAAGGCAAGCGCAACGCGCGCACAGGGGCAGCATTGAAGGCAGCAGGCATGAAGGCTGGATGTCCTGACGTGATGGTGTTCAACTCCTTTTGGAGTTCGTCTAAAGTATGGACCAACGGCCTTGCCATTGAACTGAAGGTTGGAAAGAACAAGCCCACGGCAACGCAGTCTAAATGGCTGTTTGACCTTGAAAGCATTGGGTGGCGCTGTGAAGTGTGCTATACCTTGGACGCGGTGTTAGACGTGCTGCGAGAGTGTTACCCGCACAAGTTCCCGAAATGAGACTACTGATAAAATACCCGACCCGGCAACGGCCTAAGCAGTTCATCGAAACGCTTGCCGCATACGCCGGACGCCTTGCCAAACCGGAGCAAACGGTTATAATGGTGACGTGTGACAGCGATGACCGCACCATGCAGCGCCCCGATGTGCTACACGCCGTGCGAACCTGTGGCGTGGAGTGCCATATTATCTACGGGCCGAACAGGTCCAAGATAGAGGCCATCAATTACGGCATGAACGCCGTAGACCTGTGGGACATTGTGCTACTGGCATCGGATGACATGATCCCGCAGGTGGATGGATACGATGAGGCTATCCGTATCGCCATGCGCGAAAACTACCCGCGTACGGACGGGGCGCTGTGGTGGTGGGATGGTCGTCAAAAATCCATCAATACTATTCAATGCCTTGGGCGTTTGGAATATGAGCGCATGGGTTACCTTTATCACCCGGACTACCTTTCTTTGTGGTGCGATAACGAAGCCACGGACGTAGGTATAAAGGACGGAAAGCTGCGGTTCATTGACCGCTGCATCATTAAGAACGAAAGCCCGGATTGGGGCGGGAACCAGCGAAAGGACGCGCTATACACGCGCAACAACAAGCTCTACCACATTGACCGCAGAACCTACGAACGCCGCAAGGCATTAGACTTCCCGCGATGAACAGCCAAGGCAACGAAGAGCAGCTTATCCGCCGATACTTCGGCAACCGTAAAGGCACGTTCCTTGACATCGGGGCAAATGATGGCAAAACGCTGTCCAACGTTTACGCCTGCGCGAAGCGCGGATGGTCGGGGGTATGCGTAGAGCCATCCCCGCAGGCGTTCGTGCGACTGGAGGTAAATATGTCCATCTTTGGGGACCGTGTGCAATGCCTTAATTATGCCATCGCTGACAAGGCCGGGGCAATGACGCTATACGAAAGCGGGCCGCACCTGAGCGGTAATGATGTGGCGTTGCTGTCCAGCTTGGATGAAGCGCAGACGCACAAGTGGAATGAAGACTTTGCGCCGGTTGAAGTGCAGGCCGTTACCTTTGCCCTCATGCTGAAGATGACGGACGTTCAGCGGTTCAACTTGGTCAGCATTGATGCGGAGGGCGTTGACCTTGACATCTTGCGACAGATGGACCTTGACGCCTTGGCCGTGGAAATGGTCATTATAGAGCATGAACACGGCGACGAACAGGCCATGCGCCAATACTGCGAAGCGTTCGGGATGCGGCAATACGGGCGGAACAGGCAAAATCTGATCATGGTGCGATGAACCCCGACCTGTCCATACTTGTGGCCACCATACCGGAGCGCAAATCGCAGTTTCGCCGCCTTATGGCCCATCTTGAAGCAATGGCCGAAGGTGAGCCGGCAGAGATCCTGTCCGACGATGCGCCAAAGGGTGACATTTCCATCGGGTCTAAGCGTCAACGCCTGTTAGAACGTGCAAAAGGTCGTTACGTGGTGTTCATTGACGATGACGATTGGGTGCCGTTGTACTACGTGCCGGAAATACTTGACGCCATCGAAAAAGGCCCGGACTGCATTGGGTTCCTTATCGAAGTTCATGGCCTGTCGCGCGTGGTGCAACGCGCCGCATCTTCTAACCGATACTACGGATGGGCAAGCAATGCGGACGGGTTCGATTACGTCCGCACGATATACCACAAAACGCCTGTCAAGCGTGAACACGCACTTGCCATCGGTTACGCCGATATGCGCTTTGCAGAGGACAAGGATTACAGCGACCGGCTAAAGGCATCCGGCCTGCTCAAAAAAGAGGTGTTCATCAACCGCACGATGTATATTTACCGATACAGATTTCAGCCCATCAATAGAAAGTTCGGCATCAAATGAATATATTGACCGTATCGCACAACGCCGGGTTGACATCTTGCCTTTCGGTGCGGCTCCATGAGGCTGCGAAGTTTCGCCGTGAACATGGCCAATGGCCTGACGCAATAGACAGCATCGGACAATTTGAGGCATACCGTGCGCTACCCGGTGAACGCATTGACCTTTTGCTATTGGGTGATTACGATAAGCCGGATGGATACACCGAATACGACCACGGTTGGCAGTACGGCTATTACGACGAAATCGGCATACCGCAGCTATCGCGGATAGCCATGCAGGTATGCAGGCCATCGACCGCCGTCCTTGCCCGTGCTATGCACTTTAGACAGTTGATCGGGGAGCGCACCGCTGTGCTGTACCGTGGCAATGACAAGGCGAAGGAAGTGCCGCCAACGTCCTATGATGATGTGATATTGGCAGCACAGGAGGCGGGAGGGCCGTACCTGCTGCAAACCGATGAGGACAACTTTTACCAGTACTTCACCGAACGCTTCCCGGATACCATTGCGCTACCTGGTTTGCCGCGCATCAAACGGGACACAAGCCGCTATGTGATGCCATCGGGTCCGCAGCGCCCGGAGTTTGCGCTGAACTTTAACGCGGCACTGTATGCCATTGGCCAAGCTAACAAGGTAGTGTGTACAACTGGCAATACGGCTATATGGTCGATGCTATACCGTGGCCATGTGCGCAACGTATGGCAGTTGCATGGACATTCCCAAACGTGGCGTAAATTGGCAGCAGAATGAGGAAGATACTTGCACACATCATCGGCCTGCCGATTGCTGTTTTAGCGTGGCTGTTGGCCATGCTTCCGGCCATGTACGTTATCATCGTTGCCTATATTGCGGGCGTGAAAGGTCATGGGAACAAAGGTTAGCACATCGCCACGGTTCAGCGATGTATTCGCCAAGGCGGAACAGATTGCTGTGGAGTTTCAGGAATACGAACTTGCCGACTTCATAGCATCTGACGGCCTTAAACGGGATGCGTTAGCGGCTGTGATGAGTTCGCGCGATGTGCAGCGATACGAGCGTGTGATGGATGCCGCATTTGCCAAGTTGGAAGTGCGATGAACATTCAGCCCGATACTACCAAGGCCAGCGAGGTCACCTATTGCGTGTTGGACTTTGCATTGGGGCCTGTGTGGATGACATTGGAGGTTAGTGGATGGTGGACGGATGAGGCACGGTGGTCGCAGTTGGTCAATGTGTGCATGAACTGACTAAGGGGGCGCGGAGAGGCGAACATGGGTATGCCTATCCCTCAGTACCTTCACAGGCACCGCGCCCCCAACCGTCCGTCACTATTTTTTTGAGGTGTCATATTGGGTGTTTACTTTTGGGCCTAACAATCCGCAGGTTGTGGGTCGTTTTAATGCCCACAACCTGCTGTTATGGGCTGGCCTACCCCCTTCTAAAACCCTTGGTAAATGCGGGAAAGTGAAAATAGTTGCAGATTTATTTGGTCCGCTCGGAACTATGTACATATATTTGGGCCATCAACAAACAACGACACACCATGAACGCCCCTAAGAACATCACCACCGCAAAAGGAACCAAGCTCACACTGGTTGAGCAAATGACCGGCATCTCCGACATCGGCTGCACGATGCAAGCCGGGTACGTTGGCGGAAAAGGAGTAGAGTATTTGGTGCAGTTCTTCGGCAGCAAGATCGCCCGCATCATCAGCACCGGAAGTGGCAAGGTTGAAACCATAATCCTCTGAGCCATGAAAAAGCTGGACTACATAACGCTGTACGGACCGCCAATGCAAGGTGGATACGATATCCATGTCGAGCGCAAGATGCACATCTTTGACAGCGAGACAAAGGCGGCAGTGGCCACGATTGAGCACTCTTTGAAAGACCAAGATGCCAAGCAGTACGCAAACCTATTCGTCGCTGCACCCATGCTCTTAGAAAGCCTTGAGGACGTGCTTCGCATGTGGAAGAATGAACGCGACCATTACGAGACACATTGCCGCCCATACGTAGAAGAGGCTGAAAAAGCGATACGTATGGCCAGGGGCATCGAAGACACGTCTAACCTACCCATGTAGCCATGAGCATCACACTTGACCAACTCGACAAAATCGTTCACGCGCTGAACGAAGACATCGGAGGTTCATCCGGTTACATGGCCGGGCTTTACAGCACCGGATACACATACGGAATTTCAATCGGCGACTTTGCCCTATACGACCCAGACCACCACACTACCGACGATGATAGCGACGAGGCCGAACAGGTAGAAAGGATTTGCAGGGATAGCCTTATCGACTTCTGTAACTTTTGGGCGGAGTGCCGTGTGCGCATTTACGCCACACGAAAGGATAGACTTCACCCTATGGAAGATGATGATGAGCGGGAGCCTCTTGATCTTTGGGACATTGGCGATACTCACGATTGCTCAAACGGATAGCCGCATGACACCTAAGCAGATCGGCGCAGCGGTGCGCAAGGCAAGAGGCCAGCGGAGCATCCGGGAAGTATCCGGGGCCGCTGGCCTCCACCGCGATCAGGTGACGGGCATCGAGCAAGCGACGAAGGCTTACACAGTGCTCAGTCTCTTGGCTCTTTGTAAGGTCGTTGGGCTGCATTTGCATTTACAGGCCAAAGGCTCAGAGGCTGCATTTACCAAGGATGCAACTGACTCAGACGATGTTCGGGGGTAGGCTTGCCCATAACGGACAGGCATTGACGCCGCGCTCTGGTGGCGACAATGCGGTGTTAGGCCACGTTCTTTCTCTCATCAGGTGACAGGTAAAAAGCAACAACATGGAAACGGGTAAGTGGATTGACATCAACGAAAAGCTGCCAGACCCACATCAGTCGGTATTGCTCAGGATGAGGCACGGAGGCGAAACGGTTGTAGGCTTTCTACACATGGGAGAAACGCTGAGGTGGACGGCACCAAAGCCGTATCCTGCAAGGATTGGCGGAGCGGATGGCTGCTATGAAGGCGGGTTCGAGTTCTCCAGAGTTTCTCACTGGTGTCCTTGTCCCTCTTTTTGAATGTGGCCTAACGTGCAGCTATGCGGCGCGTGTTGGGATCGTGCGGTGGAAAAGTGCCGTATAGCGTGTGTTCTGCGCCGTGCTTTCTTAGGGTATTGAGGCCATTGGGCCAGTGGTGTAACTAAACAATGAACGACGATGGAAGACAAACTCTATGAACGGGCCAAGGCAGTAATCAAGAAGCACAATATTGCAAGCGCCCCGTTCCTGCAACGCAAGCTCTACATCGGGTGGAGGATGGCCTGTTCAATAATTGACAGGCTTGAGGCTGATGGCATCATTGGTCCGCACAACGGAGCAAGGCTTCGCACCATTGACATGAGCAAGTTGTAATTGCATGGCGCAGAGCATACGATAAACCACAGTCCGTCCAACAAACGACAGCAAACGGTTACAAATGGCAAAGAAAAAAGACCCATGCCCATACTGCGAAGGCCACGGCCTATGCGCTGGGCTATGGGCCAAGGGATACCGCCGTACCGTACCACGTGGGCCATACGGGGCCATCCACCCAGCATGGAAAACCGCTAAACGTGTGCCATGCGACCGCTGCGGCAAGATGTGAACATGTCGGGATCATTGACAGGTTGACCATGAACAGCTACACCATACAGTTCACGGATAGTTCGGGCCTGACGTTCTACGCTACGGTCGTTTGTGCCACTGTGGAGGAAGCGGTGGCGATAGTCCAGGCCAACTACCCGTGGGGCGTAGATGTGCGCCCTGCGTTGCGTTGACTATATTTGCAGCGCGGACGTTTCGCGTATCATGTTCCAGCTTCAGCGCCTCGGTTAACTCCGGGGCGTTGTTGCATCCCATCATTTACTTTCCATGGAAAATAATACAGCGGAAAGCATTTTCGAACGTGGTCGGACTTGTGCTATATTTGCCCCATCCTGAAAATAACAGGGGGCATCGTGGACCGTCATTGTTGCGGCTCACCTTGGGGCGTAGGCGTCCGGGGCTAACGACCGAAAGCGACCGACCGACGGATAGTCGAGAGGAATAGCAGACGGAAAGCCACCTTTCACCTCTTGCCTTTGGGTATGGGGGGAAAGGGGGGTCTTCTCCCTCTGCTCCCTCCCTCTGGATAGTCAGGTCTATAAGAGCAATAGACTATATTTGTATCATATGGCACACGACAAAAAAAAGATTATCCCCGAAGTGCTGGAGGACATCCAAAATGGCCTGTCACTACGCCAAGCCGTAGAAATACACGGCATCAACCCATCAACGTTCCTCAAATGGGTGGATGGGGATAAAGAACTCGCGCAACAATACGCCCGCGCGCGCGAGGTTCAGGCTGAGTACTATGCCGATGAGATCATCCGCATAGCCGATAGTTCACAGGACGCGGTGAAGGGCAGGTTACAGGTGGACGCGCGGAAATGGATCGCGTCGAAGTTGCTGCCTAAGAAGTTCGGGGATAGGATCGACATGACATCCAACGGCAAGGAACTAAAGGCCGGGGCGGTAACGATTGAACGTGTGCTAATAACGAAAGAGAATGGGGCTGCTAAAGGCGGTGAAAAGGACGGCGAAGCGCAGGGCTAAGGTCAACCGTGAACAAACGCGGCGCATCATTGACACGTTCAAAGATGACCTTTTGTACACGCTGACACTTCCCGGCAAGGAGCCTATGCGGATGACTGGCAAGGAATGGAAGGAACTGGCATCAGTCTAACCTATACGCAGCCTCAGCTTGACATCTTTTTCGGCGATGTCAAGCGGTTCAACGCCATTGCCAAGGGGCGAAGGTTCGGGGCTACCCGTGGCGCTGCCCATGCCTGCATAGAGTGGTGCATAGAAGGGATGCCAGTCCTTTGGGGCGATACCGTGCAGGGCAACATATCGCGCTACGTGGACAGGTACTTTTTGCCTGTGCTACGGGCATCGTCCATTGACCACGAATGGAGGCAGCAGGAACGGATACTGAAGGTGGGGTCAGGATACATTGACTTTCGCAGCGCGGATAGGCCGGAGAATTGGGAGGGATTTGGGTACAAGCGCATCGTGCTGAACGAGGCGGGCATCATCCTAAAAGACCCATACCTATATTTCAACGCTGTGCTGCCAATGATGATGGACTACCCGGACGCTAAGTTGTTCGCGCTGGGTGTGCCAAAGGGCAAGGTGTTAAGGGATGGCAGGGACCACCCATTTTGGAGGCTGTACGGGGCGAATACGCCAGACCATAGGGCATTGACCTATTCGACCTACGATAACCCTTTCCTAAGCGACGACGACATCGAGGCGACCAAGGCGGAGATAGCGGCCATGTCACCGGAGGAGGTGGCACAGGAAATCTATGGGGAGTTCCTCGACAGGACAGGCGATATACCATTCGCCCATGCGTTCGACCAAGCTAAGACTATCGGCCCGTGTGAGCTTGACCTACGGCAACCCGTTATCGTGTCCATTGACTTCAACGTGGAGCCGTTCTGTGCCATTGTTGCACAGGTGCGCAAGCATAGTGCGGAGGTGGTGGTGACGCATGAGATAGCTATTAGGTCCGGGACGATCAGCGAGATGGCCGAGCGCATCCGTGCCATTTGTCCGGCATCATTCAACCTATTGCTGACGGGGGATAGTACGGGGGCAAGTAGGCGCATCGGTCGCAACTCCACCGCCTCGCTATGGGAGGATCTGAAGGACGCGCTACGGGTCAATGATACCCAGATCAAGCTACCTACGAACCCGTCCCATGTGGAGAGCCGTGAGCAGGTCAACTACCTGTTCGCTAATCACCCATCCATCACCATCAACCCGCGCTGTTCGGGGCTGATACTGGACCTAAAGACGGTACAGGTGGACAGCGATAGGAAGTTGGTAAAGGCGGACAGGTCGCAGGGTTCGCAACGGGCGGACCTTTTGGATACGTATCGTTATCTTTGCAATACCTTCCTACACGGGTGGGTGGAACAGCATAGAAAAACCCATGCTCTGCGACAACATACCAACCGCCCAACCGCTCTATCTGTGCGTCGATGATGATGCGCGGGTGTACCTTGGGGAGAGCCTGCTAAGCAACCTAAAGGCACGGCTTACGAATATGGCCACGGGCCGCGTTATCGAATTGCCTGTTCAGCGCGATGGCGGGGATGTGTACCTTGAGGGACTTCCTGAGTTGGTGATGGGCCATGTGTACCGGGTGGAGTTGACCTATAACGCTATTCCGGTGGCGTTCTACCCGTATCAGTTGACGGGAACGAACTTCGTGGCCACGCCTACGGGGTACATGGGCGTATACGTGACCTTTGACGTGCGGGTGAATGGCGATGGTGATACCTATATCGGCCCTGACCAATGGTTGACCATTTGATAATCATGGTCTGTATGGCTGCGGTGGCCATTGGTGCGCACGTAGCACAGGAAGACGGCATGGTGCTGCATTGGCTGACTAAGCTGTGGGCCAAGTTTCCGACCTTGTTGCACAAGCCGTTGTTCACTTGCCCTATTTGCATGGTGAGCGCATGGGGCATACCTGCGGCGCTGTGGATGGGTGCTAACCCTTTGATGTTGCCCGTTTACGTCCTTGGGGCGGCTGGAATTGTAACCGCTTGCAAGCTATGACCGGGCTACTGTTCAGGCTATTCGGCAAGGCCATTCATCGCCACATTGCGGACGGATCACTTCGCCCGCGTGGGTTCGATGGTATGCAGCACGCATACAGCGGCACCGATGGCCGTGCGTATTACACATGGGCCGACATTGCCGATATGCCACCTGTGCGGCAAAAGCACATCGAACGGTGCCTGAAGATGGCCGATGCGGGCATAGGCGAAAAGACGCTTTCGGCGTTATGCGATGTGGCTGAAGAGGCCATTATGGGTACGCTGAAGGCGGGTAAGATAGAAGAGCGGTCAAGGGCAGCGGCCAAGGCAGCACACGCCATAGGCGAGATACGCAACCGCCCAAAGGACATCATCCCTGAAGAGGTCTACTATGACCTTGCCGCCGTGTTCGCAGTGCGTGAAGATGAGGATGCCAGATCATTTGATCCCGGTATCCATGCTCAGAAAATAGACATGATTACGAAGGCGGGGAGGGCCGGGCACACTTTTTTTACCAGTCCGCCCGCGTGGCGGAAGCTGTTAGGCTCTTCACTTACTACCGAGGCCGCATACATAGAATTGTTGAGCAGTTGGACGGCGCAGAGGCTACGGCTGGAAGCGGTCCTAACGAGGTCCGGCAAATCGTCCTCAAGCAAATGAGGGACTTCGATAGGTTCACCATGACCATTGCGGAGGGTGACCCCGTGAAGGCTTCGACCTTGGAGCGTGGAAATATCCGGCTATATTGGGACACGGCGGAGGCGTACATGAACAGGTTATTGCACGCTAAGAAGATGACCGATAACGCAAAGAGGAAGCATGGCTGACGAACAGGTAATAGTAACGCGGTTCCTTGCCGACCTGACGGACTACGAACAGGGTGTGCAGTCGTATGAGCAGTCCATGACGGATGTTCAGAACGCTAACAAGGCTGCGGATACATCGGCAAAGAGCCTAAGCGCCACGACCGGCGAGCTTGGCACAAAGTATAAGCTAACAGCGGCGGAGGCTACACGGGCTGCGGAGGCGAGTGCGGAGGTGGGCAAACAGACCCAGCAGAGCGCAAGCGTTATTCGGCGGGCTGCGGACACGGTGAAGCAGTTTGCGCTTGGTGCAAGGGATGGATTTAGGACGGCGATCAAAGAGGTGGGCGGGCTGCGGGGCATTGTGTCACAGGTAGGCACGAACATTAAGAACTTCGGGGCCAACGCATCCGGGGCATTTAAGGCGCTGGGTTCACAGGTCACGAACGTGGCCGGACAGGTGCCGTTGATCGGTGGCCTTGCCACGGCGTTGGGGCCTGTGGGCATTGGTGCGGCTGCGGTGGCCGCTGGGTTCCTGAAGATCTTTAGCAATATCGACGCGGGTGCCACGGCCTTGGATGGACTGGGTAAGACGGGCGGGCTGGTGTTCGACAGGATAACCGGAGCGGCAGTTAGTTTCTTCGATGCGTTCACCAATAGCGATACCGTTATCGGCAAGGTGGCTGGTGCGCTGGGTGACGTGCTGGGCGTGTTGCTGGATATTGTTACCGGGCCTTTGCAGTTGCTGGGTGAGTTCACCGGGATAAGCGATGCGCTACGGGAGGACTTTGCAGCGGGTCAGTTGATTGCTAACCAGTTGGATGAACTGGCGGATAAGCAGTTGCAGGTCAACGAGGCGGTGGCACAGAATGAGATCGGGCTAAGGAAGAACCTGGCTGCGCTCAGGGACAGCACGAAGCCCGTGGAGGAACGGCTACGCATAGCCGATGAGATCACCCGCATTGAGGAAGAGAACCTTGCGCTTCGGAAGTCTACGCTTCAGACGGAGTTGGGCATCCTCAAAACACAAGCACAGCAACAGCAGGCAAGGAAGGGCGAAGTGGATGACGCGCTCAAGAAACAAATCAGCGACATTAGCGTAGCCATCGCCAACGCGGAGGCCGAAAGCGTATCCCTTACGGAGCGCATATCCGCACGCCGGGCGGGTATCGTAGAGGCTGAAGAGCAGCGCAAAGCAAAAGCCCGTGAAAAGGCCCTTGCCGACCAAGCGAAACGGGAGGCCGAAGCGTTGAAGTTGGCAGAGCAACGGGTGGCCGCTGAAAAGACCCTTGACGAAGTATTGGACGGCATCGCATCGGACAGGCTTTCGCGCCAACAGAGCGAAGATGAACGCGAGGCGCAAGCGGTCAAGGACAAGTACGCCAAGCTGGAGGCAGCTACTTTGGACGGCATAGCCAAGCTACGTGAGGCATCACCGCCCAACGCACAGAGCGAGATAACGCGCCGTGAGGCCGATGCTATCTTGGCCATCGAAAAGGCGAAGAACGAAGAGCTGGCCGCGCTGGAGGCGGAAAGGAACAAGGCGTTGGAAGATACCCGCGCCGAAGCGGTGGAAAAGATACGTTCGTCGCTACTGACATCAACACAGCGCGAACGTGAGGCGGTCACGGCCAAGTATGACGAACTGTTGGCCCTTGCTGAACAGAACATCAAAGACGAAGATGAACTTGAGCGCACGCGCCTTGAATTGACTGCGGCCCGTGAAGCGGAGTTGACGGGCATCATATCGGACGAAGAGCGCAAGCGCACGGAAGCACAGCAGGCAGAGGCTGAAAAGCGCCTTGCCTTGCAGCAACAGAACGCGCAACTGTTGACGGACTTTGCGGTGCAGGCCACGGGCATCGTGGCGGCTGCGGCTGCGGGTGCTGAAGATTTGAGCGAACAGGCATCAAAGGCTATCGTGACCTTGTTGCTGGATACCTTGGAAAAGATCATCTTGGCCAATGCGTTCCAAGTGCAGGCCATTAGCGCGGGCGCTCCCGACCCGGCTAACGTGGCCACTGGTGGTGTGTTCGGTATCGCCCGTGGTATCATCTTGGCGGGTTTGGTCAAAGCCCTGTTCGGGGCTGCAAAAGCGGCCATCACAGCGAACTTTGAAGGTGACCCCTACGTGGGTGGTGACGGCACCCGCCCCATGTGGTCGGGCCGTGATGGATACCTGCGCCGCCTTGACAAAGGGGAGCGCGTGGTGACGTCAAAGGATAACGACCGCTATTGGGATGACCTTGAGGCCATGCGCAAGGGCCGTTGGGATGACCATATCCTTGACAAGTACATCGGCCCAGCGGTGAGCGCCCTGCAATGGGAAGATGATCGAAAGGCATCCGACTTTGTGGCCTCCGACTTCGGTAGCCGCATGGCATCGAGTGTGATGCTTGCAAAATACTACGATGCCAACATCGTGAAGGGGTTGAAGGACAACGCCCGCATCGAACGGCAGCAGACGGAATTGCTTGGTACCATTGCCCGCAACCTGAAGGGCGCTAATCGCCGCTACTACTGATGGACGGGGAAATCATCCATTACCTTGACGGGTTGCCCGTGGAAGAGCCGTTAGGGTGGCGGGACTTCGAGGAAGAACTTGACCGAGATATTCGGGAGCGTATCATCACGGTAAAGTATGCTTCGGAGCTGACCTTTACGGGCCAAGGCCACGCATATCTTGAAGGTGTGTACAACGAGGTCGGAGAATGCCACATCGTGCTGTATGAGGCGAAGCAACGCTGCAACGGTCAGTTGTCAACGTGCGCTCAAGGGGTTATCATCCTGGCCGATGCGGAATGGAACCTGACGCGGTGCGAGGTGCGTGTGCCTGTGGTGGACAATGGCATCGGGGCGCGGGTGATAAACAACAGAGACATCCCCGTAAGCCCGACCGCAGAAGCGTCAAAAAATGACGTAGTGATAGCGCCCGTGCCTACCATCGCGCTATCCATCCATGACCCGCAAGGCGATGGAACGGACCTGCTCCCCGATACGCGCCGGGTGTGGGATTGGTATGAGGCCATAAAGCACGCCGTGGCGTACATCACAGATGATACGGTGACGCTGGTATCGAATTGGTATGAGACGCTTGACGATGCACAAAAGTGGGCCATCGTTGACGGCTTCGAGTTGCGTGAACACACGGGCGCGAATAACCGCGTAGTGTGGACGTTCAAACAGCTATTCGATGAAATGTCGGGGCGGTTCAACCTGTGGATGTTTGCGGATAAGGACGCAAGTGGGAACCCGCAGCTAAGGATTGAGCCGGAAAGCTACTTCTACGGCAGCGTTGGTAGCGTTATGCAACTTGACATCCAAGATTTGAGCCGCACCATTGACGCGGATAGGCTTTACGCCCGCGTTATCGTTGGCTGTGATACCTACATCCGGCAGTTCACCAATACGCCGTTAGCGTTGCCGTATGTGCCGCTAAAGACGCAAGGCAAAGAGGAATACCACTTCAAAGGGGTATGCAATACGGCGGAAACGCTGGAGCTGTCCTTTGACTTCATCAGCGACAGCAACGCTATTGAGGACGTGGTATTGAACGCGAACGAGGAGTACGACGAAGACCTGTTCCTATTGCAGTATTACGATGGTCCGCTAACGCCGGGGCCTGAGACATCGCGGTGGATGTTCAGCCCTGACGGGGTGCTGACCGTGTGGCCATTTAATGAACAGGGATTGAACGCAGCTATCTTGGAGCGGTACTATTTGCCGTCTCCGGTGGGGGCCAACTTCGGCCCGCAAACGCCATATCAACAGACAACCGCAGCGGCAACGGCTACCGTGTCGCTATCTGCCCCATCGGATGAAACGGTGGCGGCTACTCTGTTCGCATCTGACTACACAGCAGCGCAGGCAGAATACGCATTCTTTGAGGCTTCGATACCTTGGCGGGTAGTAAGCAACACCCCGCAAGAGATAGCCGCTCTGGTGCTGTATTTGGCGGGTGGGTTTCGAGTATTGGCACAGCGGTACAACGCGGCCAACGTATTGGAACAGGAACTGACCTTTGACGGGGGCGCAATACAGGTAGCGCCGGGCGTGGTCAACTATGCGTTCAGCTTCGGGTTCAGCCTGAACGATGGGGACTACGTTCGCATTCAGTACCAATTCCTGACCAGAAACGGGTTCAACAACGGCCCTACGGGGATAACGCCTTCGGCCTTTGAGATCAAGTTTGAGATACCCGCAGGGGCCACGATTGAAAAGACCTTTGCCGATGGCGGTGGCTTTGCCGATGGGGTCGGACCTGCTCCCGTGGTGAAGTACACTTTTGAAAGGCACGTATCTTTGCAGGAGTGGCTATCTTTGACGCTAAATCCGTCTGAGGCATTGACTATTTCACCGACATCAGTACCATTGACATCCGGTTGGGTGGCTAACGCACGGCGCAACGTAGCGACCGGGGCGGCGCAATGGGAGGTAATAGCACAGCGCCAATGAGTTTCACAGCTATCCCTAACCAGCCCGTGAACCTTGTGGGGTCTACCTTGCAGGGGTGCGTATGCGACCCTTTGCAACCCGCAACGCTTATCGGGGAGGATGATGCATTTGAGTTTGCTCTACGGGCGTTCTCTTGCCAAGATGCGGAGCAGTTGCTTTCTCAGGACTTCGCGTCCGACGATTGGAAGGGCAATAGAGGGTTCATCCTGTTCCCCGGTTCGGCGTGTTGCTCCGTGAATAACGCGGGGGCCACCTTGACGGAGAACGCCTTTACCCCTGTGGTGGGTGATGCCTACGAATTGCGGCTGCTATTTAGCGATGTGCAAGGGTCTATTCAGGTGGCGTTCGGTGGCTTGGTGGAAACGATAAGCGAAGCGGGGCAGTACAGCTTTACGTTCGTGGCCACTTCGACCCAGCGGTTCCGGTTGACGCTGGTGGATGACCTTTCGTTGGTGTGCGTGGATACGGCACAGGTATTCGAGGGGAATAAATCCATCGAAGTGAGTTTCCGCGATGCCGAAAGCGGTGCGGAGTTGTTCGCTGTGGATGCCACCAACGACCCCGACTATTTCACTTATACAGGTGATGCCGTTATCGTATCCATCCCGATGGGGGAGACGGGCGTAACGGGGTGCTTTACGGTGCGGGTAACGGATTGCGATGATGAGGTGGGCGTGAACTCGCAAACGTTTCAAGTGATTAGCGATACGTCATGCACGTTGCTACTGAGCGCGTGTAACGATTACGCGGCTATGGGCCTGCCTGAAGGGTTCACGCCACGGATGCGGGCCAACGCTAAGTTGGTGCGACCATCGTGGGAATACGATGTAAGCGAGGAAAGGCGAAGCAATGGCCGATGGATGCGGCACTATGCGGATCGGCAGACCCGCTACGAACTGCGCATAGACCTTCAGAACGAATACACGTTGCCGTTCGTGGCGGCGTGGCCTGTGTTTCATCATTTCTACGTAGGTCAACAGGAGTTCAGTATTGACCCGGAGGCTATTGAGCCGACCTATCAGGATGTGTTCGATGGGACTGGTGGAGTTATCTTGAGCGTGCGGCCTAAGCAAGAACTGCTACGGAACGTGCGCTGCGTGGAAGAGAATGAGGCCGGATGTCCGCCGCCTCCGAACTACTTGGTGCAAGGCACCGGACCTAACACGGACTACATTTTAACCCAAGCGGGCGACCGCATCTTACTTGCCTGACCATGCCAAGCAAAAGCATTCACCAACTGACGTTCAGCCCTACGCGGCAAGATGACGACCGCTTGTATGTGGTGCGTAGCGGGGTTGATTATCAAATCCCGATGTCATCCCTTTCGCCGGAACTGCTGTCACAGACCACGGTTATTCCTGCTGCGGATGTGCTTACGCTGAACAGCGACCCCGTGCAGGTAGTGGATACTGCCCCTGCCGGGTTCGTGGCGTTCCCCGTGCGGGCTGTGGTGCAGTTCAGCGGGGGTAGCGTTGACTATGCCAGCAATACGGTAATCGTGGTAGGCGTTAATCTTTTGGGGGACATTGGGGACAGGTCTCAGCCCATTGGGTTATCATCCACAAATACCTCGTCAACCTTTTTCATCGGGAACGCTCTTTTTGCAACGGTTGAATCTGGAAACCCAACGGCAGGGAATAGCGACCTTACCATTACCACGTTCTACTACCTTGTCCCTATCGCATGAGCGCAATTCGCATAGATACCCTTCCCGTCCTTGAAAACCTTGAGGACCGCGATCTGGTGAACTTTCAGCGCCTTGTTGATGGGGTATGGACGGACTACCACACCGATGCGGCAACGTTGCAAGGGGCTATTCGGACCTTTTCGCTTTTCTTTGACTTTGCTTCGCCCCTTCCGCAACCAGAGGACTACATTGTTTATACGCCTGCTGCGGATGAGCTTGTGGTGCCTATCTGTGCATGGGCCATTGCCGATGATCCGGGCGATGGAGCATGGAACTATGTTATAGCTGACGAGAATTTTGGAACAGGCGTTTTGACTGGTGGAGATTATGTTTTCATAAATGGCAAATATGCCGCACCAGCAGTAGAAAGCGGAGGCAACTTCACAGGAATGGATACGCCACTAACTATATTGTTCGGCCAAAGCTTACAGCCTCCGACCACAACGGTAACCATCTTCGTTCAGTACGCGGTGGTTCCAAAAATCTGAAGTGTAGTATCTTTGTGGTATCCGTCGTACCGCCCGTTCCTACCGGGGCAGATAATACAGGTTAGGGAAATCCTAACAAAGTACGTTCATGGCAGATTGCCCTAAACCGTACTACTGCTACGACTACGACCCATATCCGTCCGAAACGTCCTGCGATAACAAGGAAGCCTATCTCGCAGGCATTTCGGCCATTGGTCTTCTTCAGTGCGGTATTACGGTCACCGACCCCAGCGATGCAGTAGAATTGCAGGGTCTTATCGACAACGGTGAACTGATCATTATCAAAGGTATCAAAGCCGGGATTGACGAACCTTCGCTGGTTCAGATCGACCCGCTTACCGCCTGCGGTGGTCAGATCACCCTCACGGCAGACCGTACCGTTACATTCGTGGACGGTAAGGTGTCGCAGCCCATCGTGGAATGGTACAACGTGATGAAGCAGAACAGCTACGGAGGTGCGCTCCTGTTCGAGTGCGCCGAAGATCGTGTTAGCTACGTCACTGAGCGCGTCAACATGGCCGCTAACCGTTCTATGGGTCAGCTCAACAACGAAGCGCAGGTGATCAACGGTTCGCTGTCATGGCGTTCCTTGGCCGACCCTGTGCCGTATCCCGCACCCGAAGGCATCTTTGACTAAGGGAGTACATACCGAAGAAGCGAACGCCGGGGGAACTGCCCCCGGCATCGCTATTTTCATCTACGGCAAGCGTGGATATTCCGCCGCTGCCGAACATCTTGCACTAACGCTACGCAAGCATTCCCCGCATATCCCCGTGCATCTATGGGCGGCGGCGGGGATGTCCTTTGACCGTTCCCTGTTCCATCGTGTTCACGAACTCGCGCCGAAGTGGTTTGTGAACGGACCCGGAACGCTCAAAGTGTCCATCTATGACATCTTGCCTAAGGGCGATTGGCTGTACTTGGATGCCGATACGCTGTGCATTGCCGACATCGGGCCTTTCATCGAACGCCTAAAGGCCCATTCCTTCGCATTGGAGGTGCTGGGCAAAGGTGGCGAAGGTGATGCCATTGCCTACACGCCTTGGGCTACACAGGCCACGATTAAGCGCGTCAACGAACTGAAGGACGGGGCAACGTATTACGGTGTTCAGAGTTCTTGGATGTGGATACGCAAGCCGTCAAAAGAAGCTGCGGACATCTTCAAGGCTGCGAAGGCTGCGCACTATACCCGCGAAGATCTGAAAGAGCCGTGGGGTCAAGACATCCCCGACGAACTGCGGTTCGCCACGGCGCTAACGGTAACGGGGATTGAACCGTATACGGAACGCGCCCTGTTCTATGGCCAAGGCAAGGAATACAAAGGACTATCCGACGTTTCAAAGGTGTTCCCGTTGGTATGCCTGTATGGGGATAACAGGCAACACCGCCTGATCAGGTCCACATGGTTTGAGTCATACGACCGTTATCTTCGCAACTGTTACGCGCAAGCATCGCGGACCATGTTTTACAGCCTCCATCGTGTGATGGATGATAAATACATCAACAGAAAATGAAGTGCTGCGGACGCCCTAAGACCAAGCCTCGCCCACGCCTGAACCTTGCCAAAGTGTTCGGGCCATATAGCGAAACCAACGCCTGACCATGCTCACGCCGGAACAGATCGACGCCATTATTGCCGACTTCGTGGAGAAGGTCAAGCCGTATTATGTAGACGGCGAAATGAAGCCTTACGGGAAGTCGGCAACGGGCATAAGTGGCCAAAAGCGCATCAAGTTGCCGGAGTTTTGGCGTGGGTATAACCGTGCGGTTACCGAACGGGACGAACTGAAGGTGCATATCGAGAGCGGGGAGTTCCCGGCACACCTTATCCACAAGCGCAGCCCTAACCAGACCGAAGCGGAGTTTGAGTACGTCAAGGCGAACTTTAAGCAAGTGACCTTGCCGCACTATGTGGATTACGAAAACACCATCCTGCGGGCCTTGCATCAAAGCAACTGGCAGTTGCGATTTGAGCAACAAGCCGGGGAGCCGGACAATGATACGTCCTTTGCGTGGTACGTAGAGAACGGCATCGGTGAACTTGGGAGCCTTACCGATTGGGCTAAGTACATTCTGCCCAAGATCAAGACGCTCGACCCTATGGGGGTCATTTGCGTCATGCCCGAAAGGTTGCCAACGACCGAAGGCATGGATGAAGAGGGTGTGCCTATCATGGTGGTGGACCCAGATACCTTGGTGGACCCGCAGCCGGTTTACTTTGAAGTTGACCGCGTGCTGGGATTTGTCCGCAACCGTTACTACCTGCTTTTGACATTGGAGCGTAGCACGGTGCTAAAGGGCGGCAAGGAGGAAAAGAGCGGCATGGTGCTGTGGCTGGTGGATGATACGAATTGCTACCGTGTAGCCCAAACGGGCCGCGCCACGGACCTGCAATTTGAGGTTAGCACCTATTTCCAGCACGATACGGGCTACGTGCCTGTGATCAACCTAATGGGCCGTCCTGTGGTCATGGACGGGGCTGTTATGTGGCAGTCGCACTACCTGCCCGCTAAAGACCTGTTTGACCTTGTGCTACTGGATAGCACCTACCTGTTTATGAGCAAGGCCAACAGCGCCTACCCATATCGGGTGATGCTTGGCCACCAATGCGAATACACGAACGTGAACAGCGGTACCCGCTGCGTGGGTGGTGACCTGTATACGTTCGGCGAAGATGGGCAGGAGCAACAAGGCGGCAAATGCCCGGAGTGCAAAGGCACTGGAGTAGCGGCACGCCTTGGGCCTAATGGGGTGCTGTTCGTAAAAGAGCAGAACGTTCGGGAAGGTGGAACACAAACGAAGGTTCAGGACGCCATGACCTTTGTTGAGCCTGCGGCCAATACCCTCACGTTCCTTCGCCAAGAAATCATGGAGAACACGAACGAAGGGCGGCGGATGTTGCACCTTCATAGTGAACAGCCCATGACCGGAGGCGACAGAGCAACGGCCACGGAAATAGGGGTAGGCGTAAAGGCACAGATGGCATTTATTGCGCCCATTGCCGACCAGCTATTTACGATCATCGACTTCGCGTTGGATTGCATCGGGAGGCAGCGTTACGGCATCACTGAAGGGCTGTATAGCGTTGTCCCGGCTACACAATACGAACTGCGGACAGAGGCGGACTACGTTCGGGATATGAAGCAAGCTATCGAGGCAGGCTTGCCGCCGTCAGTTACGGAGGAAATCATGCGCGGCTATGTGCATATGCGCTACGGGTCAGACCCATACATGCGCGAAGCATTCGAGGCCATTGCGTTGGCTGACCGATTGCTAACGGTGAACTGGCAACAGATCGCAGCCATGCAGGGCAAGGGCGAAGTGAAAGGGTGGGAAGTGGCACTGCATTACGAAGCCTTGTCCATGTATGACAAGCTGATGCAGGAACAAGGCTTTGCCGCCTTGGACGTGTACGCCAAGGCCGAACGGATGCGGGCCTATGCGGAAGAGCAATACGGCCAAACCCAGCAGGCACAAACGCCAACGGTTCCGGCGCTTCGCCCATCGGCACAGCTTGCGCAGCAACTTGTGGATGAAACGGAGGAAGAGGACGAAGGCGAAGATGATGCCGCAATGATTGACGGCGTTATCCAGATCCTTCGCGGAATTGCTGACATGGACAACCGCAGGCGCTCCGCAGAGGAGCGTCTTGCAGACTTCGCGCGAGAAGGCGTAACCGTTGACCGTGCCGACTTCCTGCGGCGCGTTATGGAATGACCCTACGTGAATACCTAAGCGGACAAGCGGCAGGCGATGAGGGTATTGAGGCCCTGTTGTCTGAAATGTCATCCTTTCAGGAAAGGATAGCGCGAAGGATTGCCGAGATACTTGCCGACCTTGACATTTCGGGCGGTAGCCTTGTGGCATCAGAGGGCAATATCGCGCGGCTGTCAGAGGTGATGGGCCTTATCGAACAGGGCTTTGCTGATACACGTTGGCAGGGCGCTGTTCGTGACTACCTGCGGACCTTCGACGCGCTGGGGTCCAATACGGCGGAATACCTGGCCGACTTTGGGACGCTGGATAGGGGCATATTGACCGCGCTGCGGCAGCAATACAAGTTGCTGGCAGCGGACTATCTTTTGAACGCGCAATCGTTTCAGAGGTCGTTATTGAACCCCATTGCACAGGAGGTCGGGGCATACATTGCAACTGGTGGACGGTACGCCGATCTGGTGCGCAGCGTGTCCAATATCGTGACGGGTGGCGATGTTTCAGATGGGGCCATCCTTGGCAATGCTAAGACGGCGGTGAACGACCTTGTGAGCGTTTACGAACGGACGGCTACTAAGGTGGCATCTGACCAAGTGGGCGCGGAGTTCTTTCTATACCAAGGCAGGCCCATTGATACCACGCGGCCATTTTGCAGGGCAAGGGCTGGCAAGTATTGGCACCGTGAAGAGATAGCATCGTGGGGTGATGAGAATTGGAGCGGGAAAATGGAAGGAACCAACAGCGAGACCATTTTCAGCTACTTAGGTGGATGGGGATGCCGACATCTACTCGTTCCAGTTGCGCGTAGAGACGTGCCAAAATCAGACCTTGACAGGATGGTGCAAAAGGGTTATATTGCGGCATGAATTGGAACCAACTTTTTAGCTACGACGAAGCGACCGGAAGCATTATTTGGAAGCCGCGTATTGGCACGCCGAAAATGGTCGCTGCGTTCAATAGGCGCTTTGCAGGAAAGATTGCAGGCACAAAGGCATATGCAAAGGCTGGCAAGGCCGGAAGTCCGCGCGGAATTACTGTAACGGTTCGCGGCCTTGGGCTGCGTGGAGAATATGCCCATCGCATTGTATGGGAGATGGGTAATGGGCCAATCCCCGAAGGCATGGTAATTGACCACATCAACGGCAATGCCTTTGATAACAGGCTTTCAAACCTTCGCCTTGCGACCCATGCGCAGAACCTTCAGAACATGCGCACAAGGCCCGCGTCTAAGAGTCAGCTAAAGGGCGTTAGATTTGACAAGGCGCGCGGGCTATGGTCTGCCGAACTTCGCGCCAATGGTCAGCGATACCGCCTCGGAAGGTTTGCTACTAAGGGCCTCGCTGCCGTTGCCCGCGCAAAAGCCGCCATCCGATATCACGGTGAATTTGCCCGGTTTGCATAGGACACGTATTGGTCCCGGTTGCCCAGCGCGATGTTCCCGCGTCTGACATTGAACGGATGCGGGGGAAGGGACTTATATCGTAGCGTATATTTGCGAACATGGAGACCAAAGAAATCCCGCACGTGACCGTCATCATTGACGGCATGGAGCGGCGGGTGCCTGCGCACCTCGTTAACAGCAAGGCGTTCCGCATCCAAAACGCCCGTGTAATTCCTGACCGTCCGGCACCACAGCGCATCGCTCCGGTATTGGATGAAAGCTCCGTTACTGATGTAGCGCCGGAATTTGAAGCGACCGACGAAGTAACCGAAGCGCCCGCCCGCCGTGGTCGCAAACCCAAAACCGAAGCCTGATGCCTATTGAAGCAAAAGAAGCGTTCGAGGTGCTTGGCCTTGACCCGTCAAAGTTCGAGGACGTTGACGCCTTTAAGGAGGCCGTAGAAACCAAGTGGCTACCCCGTGACAGCGCACACACGGACAAGGAAGTAGCCGGAAAGATCGTGGGAAAGTTCAACCGCGTGCTGCGCACCAAGTTCGGCAAGATCGGCAACGAGCTTGGCGTTGACGTGGACGATACGCAAGACCCTATCGACATCTTTGAAAAGCAACTTGCCCCCGCCATTGTGAGCAAGGCCAAGGAGGTGGACGAATGGAAGGGCAAGGCGGAAAAGGCCGTAGGCGATGACGTGGTGAAGGAGTGGGACGGCAAGCTGAAGAACCTGACCAAAGAGCGGGACACCTTCGCATCACAGGCTAAGGAATGGCAGACCAAGTACGAGGGCCTGGATACCGAGGTGAAGCAGACCAAGCGGAAGACGGTGGTCGATACCGAATGGAACAGCGCCCTTAACGGCATCCAATTCCACCAAGGCGTTGACGATCTCAAGCGCAAGGGGTTCGTGGCATCCATCAAGGAAAAGTACCGCGTAGAGTTGGATGAAGAGTTTAAGCCTAAGATGGTGGACGCCAACGGCAACCCCGTGAAGCACCCCAAAAAGGCGGGCGAACTGTTGTCCCTTGCGGAAGCCGTGGCGATGGAGGCGAAGCAACTGAAGTTGGTGGCCGAAAGCCCGCACGGTGGAAAGCCCGTTACCCAAACGCCGCCCCGCACCATTACGATGGGCGGACAGCCGCAAACGCCGCCCGCTGGCCAAAAGAAGGAGGTGCGTATCGCTCCCCGAATGATCTGATACCCCACATACACCATGGAAAGGCCCCGCACGTTCGCGGGGCTTTTTCGTTATGTATTATCTTTGCATGGACGGATAGTTTACCTGCCGACCGCTCGGCACGATCAATAGAGCGGGATTGGGCCGAAACGCTTGCTGCCCCACTAATAAGCAAGCATCCAAACCTAAATCCCGCTCTAATATGAGCTACCTGAGTAATGCTCTGGTGGCCTGCGAAACCTTGCAGGGCCGACTGGAGGACTTTTGGCAAGTAACTGATGCCAATGGTGCCGATGAGAATATGCCGCTGGCTGAGTTCCTCGCATCGCAGACCAACCGCCGTAACATCCAACAACTGATCCTTCCGGGTCAAGGAAAGAAGCGCACCGTTCGTGTGACCTATTTCCAGCGACTGACAGAGGACATCGTGGAGGATGACGTGGCAAATCCGAACTGCGAAGCGTCGGATAAGTACGGCAACCTGTCCACCGAATACGAAATGCCCGACAGCAACAAGGGGTCGAGCGAGTTGGTGGAGATTGACGACCTGGTGAACTTCTGCGAAGAGAACGGAAGCTACTTCCTTTCCCGCCTCGCTGCTCACCTTGACGTGGTGGAGCGTGCCGTGGCTACCCAATGGGCAGAGGAGGCCGTTCTGCTGGCTGGTCGTTGGGGTGCGTTGGGTCAGCCCAACAGCCTGTTCCCCGCTGGCACCGCCGCTGGCAGCATCAACACCAATAACGAGTACGTGTGGAAGACCCGCCTGAGCGGTGGGGCTATCGACCCTGAAGCATGGTGGGATTTGCGTTTCGCCATGAACAAGATCGGCTACGGCGGCAACGTTGCGCTGATCGGTGGTAGCACGGCGTTCAAGTATTTCGGCGCTACCCAAGTGGGTTGCTGCGCTGATACGGGTATCGACGTGGCCAACGCGATGAACTCCTACGGTTACGGTGTGGCCTACGACAAGCGACTGACCGCAGCACTTGGCAGCGAGAACAAGCTGATGTCGTTCGTTCCCGGCAGCATCGTGCCGCTGACGTACATCAAGTCGCCTTGGAAGGATGGCGTTACCCCGCTGGTAACTGGCGGTGCCAACTATATCCACACCAGCGTGTTCACCCGCCGTCTGGGTCTGCCTGTTGACGTGACGATTAAGGACGATTGCGGAAGCATCAGCATGGCAGTGGCGGTGTCCACCAAGCTGATCGCTCTGCCGACCGACCAGTTCGCAACGAACGACCCGTATTTCGGGAAGAACGGCGTGAACAAGATCACGATCACGAACCCTTAACAAGCTATCTTGTTCAGGGGACAGGACCGAATGAGGATTACATCGTAACTCAGGACGGCTTTTTGATCCAACTGGATAGCTAATACCCCAAGGACCAAGGGCGGAGGAATGGCCTCCGCCTACGGTCACCAAACAAAACAAACCCAATGGCCTCCTGCCTTGACAACCTTATCGGCCAAGATAACGGCTGTACGTCCACTACGGGAACTTTGTATCTCAAGGACATCGGTATCACGCAGGAGTTCATTAACGGGCTGGTGGCCAAGCATAACGCGGGGCCTGCTGACTTCATGGCGGAAAGGCGGCGACTTGCTGCTGAGTACGTGACGCGGGATGTGGTGAACCACCTTGACCGCTTCCTAATTGGTCGGACCTTTGTTGACCATGACCGATTGGGCAAGTGGCCAGATACCGAACAAGTTGTAAGCGCGGAGGCCGGGTACAGTAACGGCATCTTGGTAGAGGTGTGTACGCCTGCCTCAAATACGGCGCTTCACATTTCACGAATTGAATTCTACGGAGAGACTACCGGACCTGTGGAGGTCATGGTTTACGATATGCGGGATGGGTCAACGGTGACCACCGTGGAGTTGGATGCCGTGGCGGGTCAACTGGCATCGGCTGAAGTGAATATCACCGTTCAGGTGCGGCGTGAAAAGGTGCGGCTGTTCGTGACCACTGACCAGGATACGTTCTACCGGGCGCAGATGTCGCAAGGGTGCAGCCAATGCAAGCCTACGCAGTTCCGGCGCGGGCCTTTGGAGGCGCGTTCGGTGCGTTTCCTGACCAGTGATAAGAAAATATATTCCAACGTGGCCACAGCACAGAATACAGGTGGCCTTAGCCTTGTGGCATCCGTTAGCTGTGACCATGCTGCGATGCTGTGCGAAATGAAGAGCGCGATGGCCTTGCCGTTGATTTACGCCCTTGGAAGGGAGGTGTTCAACGTGGCGCTGTACAACTTCGACCGATGGGGTGTCAAAGACCTACGCAAAGAGGACGTGAAGGAAAGGCGCGATGAACTTGAGGCGCTGTATTCCAAGAGCATGAGCGATGTGCTAAAGTGGATACAAGTGCCGAACGACCCATCGTGCTTCCTGTGCGATAAGAAAGTAACGACCGGAGTTATCCTGCCATGACCGAAGGAACGAACGAAGCGGCTGAAGCGGTACGCGCCACGTTGGAACGTATTAGGACTTCCCGTGCGTTGTACTTCGCGGCTAAGGGAACAATGGTGGAGGTATCTAACCGCGTATGGGGTGATGGCAAGTTGACGGACGGCGGCGAATTGCAGTACGACGAAGATTACGAACTGTATGCCTATACGCCCCCATCGCCGCGCAAAGTGAGCGGAGTGGGCAAGCCTTATGCGCTGTGGAAGCGCCCGCCCGCAAATGCCAAAGGCAAGGCCCGCAAGATCAAAGGCGGCTGGTATCAATCGTACCTGTCTTACAAAGAGCAGCAAGGGCGCAAGGAAACGCCGTTTGAATTGACCGGGCGGCTGCGAAAGGCTTATTTCAGCGGTAATGATAACCCTGTGTCCCTTGTTGAGCAGTCGGATACGGAGAGCTTCATCTTTCTGAGCGGAGAAAATGCCGGGAAGTACGAAGGCCTGACCGATAGGAAGGGGGAGTTCCTGCAATTCAACGAAGCGGAAAAGGATAGCTACCGTAAGCGTATCATAGACCTACTTGCCACCGAATGATAAGCACGATCATAGAGGCTTTGGACTTGGCCGCAAGTGGCAAGCTGCCCACGGCGCTACGGCATGGCCTGGCTGAATTGCAGCCGGAGATAGGGCCTGCCGTGTTCAATGGCACGGACTGGACGCCCATCGGCAATGATAACGGAACGTTCAGCTATTGGAGGCTAACGGGGCCTGTCCGTGAGCGCGTTGGTGAAAGTGCGTTGACGTGTGCCAATGTGTTCACGGTGACATATCCGATGCGCCTTGTTAGCGTTGTGGATAGGCTTATCTGTAACGACATCTTGGGCAATTCGCGGGCGGCGGCTACGGCTGTGCGCGGCGCGGAGCGCGAACTACGTACCGTGCTGGGGGCTAACCTTGTGGAAGTTGGCGCGGCCAATGTGCTAACGACAGGCGTTTACCGTGCTGAGTTTGGCGCTGATGATGTGTTGCCTACGGGAAGGTCCATCGTGGCCATTGACCTTACTATTTCGGTCACTGGCAACGCTACGTGCTTTGACCCTTGCGATGATACCAAGTCGCTGTTATGTGCGCTTGTGGAGGCTGCTACGTGGGCCAAAATAAAGGCGTGCATGAGCGAGGGGCAAATTGAGGCCGCTACGGATGACCTGTGCGATGGGGGTGGCGAAACCTGCCCGCTCGACGTGTTCATCACGGTGAACGGCGAATTGGCGCAGGTGCTCAATAACGTGGACCCTTGCGAGGAGAATAACATCACGGTGAACGTGACTTACGCATAATAGCATGGCGAACTTCAATATCGACGTGAACGCCACAATCGAGGACGGGTCCATCGCCAACGCCAAGCTGTCCGACATGCCCGATGCCACCATCAAAGGTCGCATGGTAGGCGCAGGCACTGGCGACCCGGTGGACTTGGGGCCGGACAGAGTGAGCGATATTCTCGACTTGGCTATCGACCCGTTCGTGCGCACATCGGCACTGCCTGCCGACACCGGCATCACCCAGCTAACAGGAGATGTCACAGCAGGCCCCGGCTCCGGCTCGCAGACGGCCACCATCGCCAATCAGGTGGTGACCTTCGCCAAGATGCAGCACATCTCCACGGCGCACCTGCTGGGGAGGCACGCATCGGGGACCGGAGACGTGCAGCAGATAGGCATCGGCGGTGGCCTTGAACTGAATGGGGCGAACATCCGCCGCGAAGCGCTCACGGGTGACGTGACCGCATCGGCTGGCAACAACGCCACCACCATCGCCAACGATGCCGTGACCAATGCCAAGATGGCCAACATGGCACAGGCCACCATCAAGGGACGGCAGGCAGGAGGTGGCACGGGCGACCCTGAAGACCTGACGGCATCAGAGGCACGGACGGTGCTGGGCCTTGGCACGGCTGCACAGGTGAACACCGGGACGGGCAGCGGAGATGTGCCAACGACATCGCAGGCCGATGCACGCTACCTCACGCCGTTTGCCTATTCGTTGCTTCCCGCATGGACGGTCGGAACGCAGGCCACCACAGCCGTCACGTTGGCCGATGTGACGAATACGGAACTGACGGTACTTGGCGCGGGTATGTACGAGTTCGAGTACCGCGTGACGTACAACGCTAACGCCACGACCACGGGCGCGGGCTTCACGGCGCGTAACACCGTAGGCGGAACGGCGGACTATGCATCCGTCGAAACGGGCGTAGACACTGGATCTGGTGACCGTTCTACGTTCCGTGGCGGCTTCGTCGTTGACCTTGTAGCCGTAAGTTCGCGCGCAACAACGGGCAACCAATGCATCGTTCGGGGCCGCGCGATATTCAACGCAGCATCCGCCATCCGCCTTCAGTTCCGCACCGAAATCGTCACCACCACAACCATCACCGTTACCGATGTGATCGGGTTCATTCGCCGCGTAGCATAAAGACACATGGACATCCCACGGATTAAGCACTTGGCTGCTCAGATGATAGATCCATCTGGCGGCGCACGGGTCGCACAGATCGCAGGCGTTAGCATTGCTGCCGCCTCTTCATTTGTCATGCCTGTAAAGCATTTCCTATTCATCATCGGTGCGCTGGTGCTGGTGGATATGTACACCGGGTGGAGAGCGGCAAAGAAGCTGCGCGGTGAACGCTTCAACTCCAAGGGCATGGGCGGCACGATCGAGAAGACGGTGCTGTACATGCTGGCGGTGCTGATATGCCGTGGCGTTGATGTGTCCTTCGGGATGGACGGGAACATCGGTACGACATACGTTGTTGCTGGCCTAATTTGTGGCCGCGAACTACTGAGCAACCTTGAGAACATCGGCAAGGTGACGGGCCTTGACCTTGCTACTAAGGTGCGCGAAATGTTCGGCCACCTGTTCACATCAAAGCCGAATGATGACAATCAATAGGGAACATGCGGAGCATCACTCATTGCGTAGTTCATTGCACAGCCACGCCCCAAGGCGCAACGGTCGCAAGCGTACAACGGTATTGGAGGGAGGTTCTGAAGTGGCGAAGTCCGGGGTATCACGTGATCGTGACGCCATCCGGTGCGGCTGTGAGACTTGCACCCGACGAGGCGTTGTGTAACGGCGTGGCGGGCCATAACAGGACGAGCCTACACGTTAGCTATATAGGAGGGGTGGATACCAATGGTAAGCCGATGGATAACCGCACGCCGGAACAAAAGGCCACGCTGAGGCTTGTGCTAAAGGCATGGAGGGAAAAGTACCCGACCGCCAAGATATGCGGACATCGGGACTTTGACGGGGTGAAAAAGGCTTGTCCGAGCTTCCACGCCAAGGATGAGTATCGCGACCTGTAACGCAATTACCGAACCTCCACCATT